TTCGTGACCAAACGGGTCTGCATCGCTATACACCCGAACAAGGTCACCGACCTCAAAGCCGTGGCTGCGGAACTCGTTGCCCGTGATGTACACGGCATCCGCGTCCGCATCAGCACTCATCAGCACCGCATCTGCGGGTCCAATGTCGAGCAGGTCAGCGACCTTCTGTGCGGTGGTGTACACGATTGCCAACGGGTCTAAGGGCCGGGTTTCCGGCTCACCGGGACTGAAGACAACAGGCATTCAATCACTCACCTCAGTATTTCATCAGGCTCCAAGCGTCACCAAACGCCGCACGGTGAGCGCGGAACTGTCGAGAAGCCTTGCCAAACATGTCTTCGCTACCACCCTCACCGGGGTCGCGCAACTGAGGGGCGGCAGACTGAGGCATCGAAAGGCCGCTTGCAGCCAAGAGTTGTCGCAGTTGGTCTGCGCTGAGCGTGGAAAGCATCTCCTTCACCGGGTCAGCAGCGGGAGCCTCAGGAGCAGCCTCAGGAGCAGCCTCAGGAGCAGCCTCAGGAGAAGCGCGAGCCGATGCCGACATGTCAGGTGCAGGCATTGACGTATTCAACTTGCCTTCTTCGTCAAACAACCCCTGCGCTTCTTCAGGCATGGGGAAGCCAAACGACTCAGCGTTCTTGGCCTGCGCACGGTCCTGCATGGCCTGCAACTTCTGCGACTGACCTGCCTTACCCGCAAGGGTTTGCACCTGCTTCGTACCGGTGCGCATGAGGTTAGCACGCTCAGCATCTCGCTGCTGACGCGGGGTCATGAATCCTGCATGTTCTTCACCGGGAGCGGGGATTTGAGAGAAAATGTCCTCAAGGGACATACCCTGCATTGCTGCTTGCATTTCAGGGTTGATTGCCATAGGCTCGCCTTGAAACTCAAGGTCGTGCATCTCAGGGTTGGCGAGCATCTGCATCATGATGAGGTCACGAAGACGCTCAGCGGTAGGACCGTACTTCGGGTCGGCTTGGTTCGTCCAACCCATCTCACGCAACTGAGGGTAAGCAAGTTTGTTGGCAACACGGGAAAGGGGGTGTGGCCCCATACCGGCGTGGCGTCCACTCGGAATGTTGTAGTACACTTTCTGACGCTGAGGCGTCATTTCACTTGCTTTGACAAGTACATACGTCATTTTATTCACAACCTGTTCTTTTCGTCTCGGTGTCCGAGGTTGTACTCCATGGGACGCTCACACGCACCACAGGTTGCCCGCCACAGGAAGTGGAGGAACCCGCAATGCACGCACCGCGTACCTGAACCGATGTTCAGCACATCACCGATATTTGCATTCCGGTTGCGCTGAGCCGCCGTAACGCCCGCGAGAGGCCGGTCGGTGTTGGTGACGACCGCGTTCTCAAGGTCGTATTTGACGCCCTGCTTGCCTGCGCGAACGAGGTCTTCAAGTTCGATTGAACGTGCATCAAACCCCATCGTCCCTCACCTCAAGTGTGGGAGACGACGATATAGATGTTCCCAAGCACGGTGATTGGTTCTGCGCTGAGCAGTTCATTCGTAGCAATCGCTGCGGTCACGGCAGCAGCAATGGCACTATTCAGCGTCGAAAGGTCGCTGAAGTCCTTAGGGGAATAAGGACCAATCACTACGGCTCCGTCCGCCAAGAGGAATCACCTCAAGCGCGGCGACCGATGGCGAAGAACGTCCCTGCAACGGTTGAACCTGCCGTAGCGGGGCCGGGGCCACCGCCGTCAGCGTCAAGTTCCTTCTGAGCAGGGTACACCGTAATGGTGGTTCCGCTCACCGTAGCCACGTCGAGAAGGTTCAGGGTACCGGTACCCGTACCATCATCTTGCGTGAAGCCCTGCTCCACCACAGACTCGGGGCTAATTGAGAACGTGTCAATGCTGCTGAAAAACGCGCTCAGGTCAATGCTCGTATCACCGGCTTCATACGAACCGGTCACAACGAAGCGGTCGCCAAAAACGGTCGGTCGGGGGTCAATAGTTACTGCCATGTTTCATCACTCCTGTGTTTCTTCGGTTGGTGCCGTCGGATTTAGGTGTTCCTCAACCAAGGCAAGTCCTGCCGCCTTGGTCACGTAGCCGGAATACTCCACGCCCTGTTCGTCAAGCCAAGCGAGAATGTCCTTGCGGGTCCATCCGGCGTCAGGTAGGCCATCGCCTCCTTCATCCACCGTGATGCCTGCGTCACCCTCGATGACAAACTGACCCTCAGGGAGTCGAGTACGCCACGTGTCGAGCCACTCCTGACTGACCTCAATGGGCTGACGCCGCCTGAAAACGCTCGGGCCATCAGGCCTTCGCCGCTCAAACGAACGACCCACGTAGGTCACGACGGGCACTCAACCACCTCAGTTGAGCAAGAGGACAGTAATGGTCCCCGTTCCCGCACCTTCAGCATGAGCCTCGATTGCACCAAGCGAGCCACCGGTCTTGGCCGGAGGCGCAGCGTCGTCGCCCGTGTTGGTAAAGGCGATGGAGAGGGTCTTGTCAGCCACCTCAAACGAACTACCAACAACGCCGAGAATCTTGGAACACCCGGCAGTAAAGACGAACACTTCCGCGTCCGTCGTCGCCAAGGTGAACTGAATGGTCACCAATCGAAGGCTACCAACCGCACTACCGTCCGCGTTGCTCGCGGTAAAGGTGGCGAGGCCACCACCGGGGTAGGAACCGCCGGAGTTGCCGTCAAGCCAACCCGTCTCTTCAACAGGCGTACCCGTACGCATGTCGAGGTCAACGAGAATCTCAACGGACGAGAACTCACCGGTTTCGTACGAGATGGTCAAGCCCTTTTCACTTTCAGTTGTCTTTGCCATTTCAAATCACTCCTTGTTTTCAGTTTGTCTCCAAAGGACCTCACTTCAGGTCACGGATGGAAGCGTGACCACCGAAGAAAGTGGTCCACAACTCACCCATGGTGCGGTACATGCCTTCCTGACCGAGCCTGTTGATGGCGAAGGGGTCGCCCGTCTCGATGCCGGACTCAAAGTACTGAGTCGGGATGGCGGTGGAGAAGTACAGGTAGTCCGTGTCGAGGAAGTACATGCGGGACAGGGTGTCCTTCGCAACGTCCTTGGAGGGGATGATGGGAATACCGTTGTAGGTCGCCACGATGAAACCGGCTTCGATACCGGGCACACCCTTCACACCGTTGTAGGTGGGGGTGACACGCTTTTCCTCAAGGAACCGCTGCTGCGACTGCAAGAGTTGCTGCAAGCGCATGAGGGTGTCGTAGCCCGTCAGGATGACCTTGGGGTTGCCACCGCGCTCCCACGTCAGGCGGAAGATTTCATCGAGGTGGTCGAGGGACAGAACACGGTCGGTCGCGGTCGCGGACGCGGAGTCCTCAGCGAAGGACCACGAGTTCGCGCTGCGGTCAATCGAGTACATGTCTTCGTCACCCGCGTCGTAGTGGGTAGCCGCAACCATCGAGTTGTTGCCGACGGTCACACGGTCGAGCGACTCAAAGTCGTTCCCGGCAACGGTCGTCACGTCCTCGGTGAGCATCTTGTTGATGTGTTCTGCGTGGTGCTTACCCATCTCTTCCTTCAGCACGGCTCGGATGTCACCGAGGCCGTCGTCCTTGTCAGCAAGGAACATCGCCGTCTCCGACATGTCGAAGGTGTGCGCGATGGTCTTGGGCTTCGCAGCGATGTGTTGGAAGGTCGGCTTGGTGGTGTCGGGGAGGGTCGAGTTCTCCGCGAGGCCACCTCCGACGGCGAAGGAGGGACGCTCCGTGATGACGCGCCACCCGCTGCGCTCCCAAGGTCGCTTGGGGAGGATGGAGAAGGCGTTGAACTCTTGGTTGAGTTGGCTCCACACCTTGCGGCCATAGATGGCCTGATAGATACCCGCCGTGGTGGAGAGCATTGGTGCGTCAGCCTTCAAGAGTTCGCTGCCGGAGTAGGAGTACCCCATGGCGTTACCCGCGCCATAGAAGTACCGCTCCATGTCGGTAATTGTCCTAATGTAGTCTCGTGCCATTTCATTCACTCCTTTTGTTTGATTTCCTCACTCACCCCGGACCGCTCGGCCCGCGAGGGTGTGAACTTCGTCCCACGACATGTTCGCAAGGTCGCCCGTGGTGGGGACCTCAACGCTCGTGGAGGACTTTGCAATGGTGGTGCCAACCTCAACGCTGCCGGTGGACAGGTTGTCGAGGCGGTCACTCAGGGATTCAATGGACTTGAGGACCTCAGCGAGCGGAGCGCGAGCATCGAATTGGTTGCGCTCGGCTTCAGCCTTGGCGACCTGCATCTCCTGAGAGAAGCGGGAAGAGAACTGCTGCTCAAGGTTGCCACGGAAGGCCTGCTCAAGCGCAGCGGCCTTGTACACTTCGTACGCAGCCTCAATGTCAGCGTCGGAGGCGTCGGTGACGTAGGACTTGCCGAGTTGGACAGGTCCGAGGGCACCGGCAGGCTCCTTGCCTGCACCGGAGGTGAGGGCGGAGATGGCACCCGTCGAGGGGCTACCCTTCTCCTGACCGCGACCGCGAACCTGACCGGCGAAGTACTCGGCACCGTCCACGGAGTCGGGGTTGTCGAAACCGCCCATCTGAGCCTTCGACATTTGGTCGAAGTGCAGTCGGGCCGCGTGGGTGTCAACACCCGCGCTCTTCAGCGTGTCTTCCATCCACGAGAGGTATTCAGCGGTGATAACGTCGCTATATTCTCCCTTTTCCATATCTTCAGGCATGTCTTCGTCCTCCTTCTTGTCTTTTTGGGACTCTTTTTCTTCGGAGTCCGAGGACTCCTTCTTTTCTTCCTTCATGCTCTCACGGAGAGCAGGAGGAAGTTCGCCCTTTTCCATCGCATCGAGGCGGGCTTCAAGTCGGCTCATAATATCGGTCAAATCGTTGTCTGCACTCATAGTGGTGTCCTCCTTCAAGATGCTGAACTGCGCTTCAGGGTTAATCCCCTTCTCGCAAATCGTAATCTCGTGGAGTTCCATTTTGGAGATTTCCTGATAATCTCCGTGGATTGAGTCAGACTTGCGAACGCGCTTGAACGCCTGACCCCCAATGGAGAAGCCGCGCAGGTTGCCCTTGCGGATTTCCGCAGCAACCTCTCGGGCCTTCTCAATGTCGTTGCGGAGTTGCACAACGACGAACATACCGGTGTCGTCACACTCGGACTTCCACATGCGACCGTTGGAGTCCACGTAGGAGTCAATGACTTCACCGACTTGAATGTTGGAGTGAGCGAGTTGCACGTTGCGGTACTTGTCGCTCTTCATGAAG